TAGATATACAATTTATCTATCTTTTCAAATATAATCTATAAAATAATAGTTCCATTACGCATTTTTTTATATAATAAAACTGACTGTAATTTAACTGGCAAAGTCTAGAAGAATAGGCTTTATCAATTAAATTACAGTCAGCTATTTTATAATAATTTAGTTTAGATATTGTTAGTATTTCACATTTATAATAATTATTAATGATATTAATATATTTATTATTCTTTATTAAAATAATAACTTTTCTATTTTTATATGATTAATAATTGAAATTTCAATACTTTAAAATCAAGTTTTAATATTTATGTCAGTTAAATGTCAGCAAAACATTTTATCCACAATTTTTATATAACTTTTCCACAGTTTATCCCCAGCTTTATCCACAAAAAGGTAGCTACTATTGAGTGCTACCTTTTGGCATATTCTTATTCTTCATCTTCTTGCAAACTTCTTAACCATTCTTCAAGCGCATCTATTTTATCAATACTTACCTCTTCTTTATCATGTAATTTTGATATTAACTGTGATAAAGGATTATTATGTAAACCTCCAAATAGTTTTTTAGTTTCTGATTTTAAGTATTCTTTTTCTTTTATTAATATTGTATAATGTGTGTGTTTACCTATTTTTTGAGAAGCTAAAAAACCTCTTTTAGTTAACCTTAATAAAAGTGTTAGTGTTGTAGTTTGTTTCCATTTATATATTTTTTCCATTTCATCTGCCACATCTTTTGATATTACAGTTTTATAACCAGTATTCCAAATATATTTCATAATCTTGAACTCTGAATCTGGTAATTTTTTATTTAGCATAATATCCCCTTCTTTCTATTAACATATAAAAATATAAAATTATTTTTTTCCTAGTTTCTGCATACTTTCTATAAATACTTTTATTTGTTTCTCTGTCTTTTCTTCTTTTTTATGTATAGTTGTAAATACTTGTGTAAAAAAATTATCATATTTACTTACATCTTTTTCTTCTTTTATTACATCTAAATATTCTTTTTTAGTTACTAATACTTCATAGTTTAATTGAAAACCAACTCTCTTCTTTTTTAATATTCTCATTTTTACTAATCTTCCAACTAAAATCTCTGTAGTGCTTTTTCTCCACTTATACTTTTCTTTCATTGCTACTTCTATTTCTTTTTTAGATAGAGTAGACTTTTCCCTTCACATGTACTCCATCAACATTAATTCGCCCCTGCGTAATTTACTTTCTACCTCTTGTCGCTCCATTTATGTCACTTCCTTAATTCGTCTAACTTAAATTAATAATAGGAGCTTTTTAGAACAAAAACTATAGGTAATTTTTACCAAATATTCTACTGTTTTAGTTTGTTTTTATATATAAAAAATATTATTCACATCTACAAATTTATTTAATTTTCAAACAATCTTGTTGAACAATAACTAATTCTATTGTATTATTTTAGTTGTAGAATAAAACTAAATCGGCAAAACTAGAGAAATTTAGTGACGCAAAGCTATAGGGACTAAGACTTATATAAATATCTTATGAGTTATGTCAGCCAGTTGCCAAAAAGATATTGTTCTTTTTGTTTTTATGAAAGTTTTTTAGGGGGATAATAATTTATATGTTTAAAAATAAAATGGATAAATGTACACATGTACTGACTGCTTATATTAGCAGTTCACATGATTATTGTAATTTTTTAGATACACAGTTAGATGATTTTATATTAGAGTACGGAGAAAATGTAGTAGAGTCTTGTTTACACCAAGTGATGGTATTGGTAAGTAAGTATAATTAGATAGACATTGATTTCTAGAGAACCCTTTTTAGTTTTATCTACTTTTAAATAATGATATGATAAAAAATTAATTAAAATAGATTTATAATATTCATAGTTTTATTTTTTCTTAAAATGCGATATAATAAAGATGTAAATTCGTATCAAAAACAAAAAAAGAAACTACAATCTATTAGCCTAGAGCGAAGTTTCAAATTCAAAATAATTTAAGTAATGATTTATTCATTGAAATCGTCTTGATTGCCGTCAGGACGATTTCTTAGTTTATGTAAAGATTCTTTTAATCTACTTATAGAATCTAATAATCTTGTTATAGACTTTACTATTGTTGTAATAGATTTTATTACAATAGTAATGTAATACGCTATAACAAGTATAAACATAAGTGTTTTCATATACTCACCCCCTTTCGTTCGAAGGTGATTTCCGAAAACTTTCGCCCTTAGATTGTAGCCTCTTGCAAGATATATTCTTGCATTTTAATTATAACATAATTTTACAATTATCAAATATCCATTCTCCATATTTTTTTATTTATACAATATATTCTATATTGCAATAAAAAACATTGTTTTAAATATATATACATAGGTATATACTAAATATGTTAAACTTAATTATGGAAAATATAAAATGAAAGGAATAAAAATATGACTAAGACTATATTATGTGATTACTGTAATAAAGGAATAAACAAAGATGATAATAAGTATATTACTTTTCATAAGAAAAGTCATATGAAAACTAACATTTGTATTAATTGTGCATTAAATTTGATAGATAAAGATAAATTAAATGAAAATATTATAAATAATCAACATGGTTATTCAAAGAAATGAAAAAGCACTCTCCATAATGAAGAATGCTCTATATAATAATGTTTGACTTAGTAAAGATGTGTTGGGGTTACATATTTACTTTTTTATTATATCATATAACTTTGTGTATGAAAAAGAATTTAAATCGATTTTAAGGTGTGTTGAGTAATATTCTTGATAGTTTATATGTTGATGAATTTCAAAAAAATAAGCACTCTTATAAAAAGAGTACTTTTGGTATATATTCAAGCATTTATCTAATACAATTATAGCATGTCTTATTTTTTAGTATGATAATTTTCGTTCGCTTTATTATTACAGGTTATTTTATAGTTTTACTTATTCATATTAATAATAATGTACATAGATAAAATTATTTATATATATATGTTATATTTAGTAACTTTATCCACTGATAACCTATTTTATGATATAATTACTATAAAATTTCAAATTGTTTTCGTATTATTAAATGAAATTTATACAAAATTACTTAAGTTATGGAGAGTTTTATTATGTTAGATTTTTTTATAACAATTGTTTCTTCTATTATAGAAATTTGGGCATGCAAAAAAGTATTTGATTATACAAGTAAAATAAAAACAAATTCAATGAAATTAAATATTTCCTTTTTAATCTCTATTTTTGTTATTATTTTTACTTTTTATTTGAATATTGACCCTAATATTAGAGTTTTAATATGCATTATTTCAACCTACAGTATTTATAAATTCAACTATAGAGTCAACTTTACTAAATCCTTAATAGTTGTATTTTCATATTGGATGTTATTAATAGGAATAGATGCATTAGCTATGTCGTTAACATTGTTTCTAAATAATTTGGATAGTATGAACCTTTTATTAGAAGAAAATTTTTACAGATATGAATCCTTATTTATATCAAAAGTATTCTTATTTTTTATGCTATTTATTTATAAAACTACTTTCAACAGTGTAAAAATTGGGAGAAAAGAGATTTATTTATCTATTCCAATAGTAAGCAATTTATTGTCCTTTATTATATTCTATAAATGTATTTTTTCATTTGTAAATATTTCTGCTTCTACAAAATTTGATATTATGATTATGGCATTATTGTTAACAGCATCAAATATAGCATTAATTGTTGGTATAGTAAAAATGTTAAGAGATAATAAAAAATATCTTGAATTATTAAAATTACAAGAAAAAACAAATCTTGAACATAATTATTATCAAAATGTAAAAAACAATTACATAAAAACAAAAGAATTATATCATGATATGAAAAATCATCTTATATGTATAAAAGAAATGAGTAAAAATAATTATGATACTTCAAACTACATAAAAAATCTTGAAAAAAAGCTTGATGAATATAATAATATGTTTGATACAGGAAACATAGCACTTAATATTATACTAAAAGAAAAAAAGGAACTTTGTATAAAAAAAGAAATAAGATTTATAACTGGTATAGACTTTACTCAATGTAATTTTATAAATGAGGAAGATGTCTGTTCTATATTTGCAAATGCTATAGATAATGCAATTGAGGCTTGTGATAAAATAAAAGAAGGAAATAAAAGTATTTCATTACAAGGAAGGTTAATAAATAATTTCTTTGCAATAAAAATTAGTAATACTAAATCAAATACTATTATAGAAAAAATAAGAGTTTAATTACTAGCAAGAAAAATAAAGAATTTCATGGACTAGGGATAAAAAGCATAAAAAATACTTTAGAAAAATATTCTGGAACATCCACTATAGAATTTACAGATACTATGTTTGCTTTAAATATATTAATACCACTTAATAATCACTATTCGAATAATAACGACTTTATTAAAATGTCAGAAAGTAAATCTTATGATTAAGTTTTTTTCTGACAAAATATCTTATTTCTTTAGTTTAAAACAAATAATACATGAAAATGATTTAGAAATATGTTCCTATGGATTACAAATCCTATTTTCTCTATGTATAAACACTATAATATCATTATTAATAGGCTTATTATTAAATAAAGTTTTTTATACTATAATATTTTTAATATCTTTTTGTTCAATAAGACAGTTTTCTGGAGGATTTCATGCAAGAAGTAACAGGTTATGTATTATTACTTTTATTAGCATTTTTTCTTTATCTATGTTTTGGGGAATTAAATTAAACAAACTTAATGCTTTACCTATATTTGTCATGTTAATATCTATTTTAAGTTTTTTATGTATCTATTTACTTGCTCCAGTTTGCCACATTAATAACCCATTGGATAAAAATAGATATAAAAAAAACAAATTTTTTTCTAGAGTTATATCTGCAATCCTATTAATAATAATTTTTATAGGTTGTATCTATTCTCCCATTTATAACTGTATTATATATATTTCTTCAGCTTTATTTTGGGTAAGTTCACTATTAATTATACAAATCTTTATAAATATAAAAAATAAGGAGTTATAATATGAATAAAATTTTTTATAAATTTATGAAATTTTTTGGAGGTGTAGCTATAGCTATAGCCTTTATATCTGCAAACACAACATCAGTATGGTACATTAACCAACCAAAAATGCCTAAAAGCTTAAAAAAGAAATTATAAAAAAAGAAGGTAACAACTAACTCTAGTTGCTACCTTCTAATCTATCTATCAATAAAATCTAATGCTTTATAAAGAGTATCAAATCTATCATTACCTTTTATCATAGTGTATCTTTCTTTAGTTATAGAACCTATCTTCTCACATGCTGCACCACCAACAACATAAAGATTTTGCGTCTGACCTGGTACATAATCTTTTATATCACATATCAGTATTTTCCCATCATTATAACCCCAACCAACTACAGTTGCAGAGATTTTGTCAACTTCTCCATCGTAAACTATTGTATGTTTATACATGATTTTTCCCTCGCTATCTTCTTTGTTATTGATATTTTTATTTAATATACCTTCTACAATTAACTTAGCAATACCTTCATATCCAAATTTCTTAGCTTTCTCATAATCTTCTTTGTTATCGCAAAAGAAACTTTCAATTAGTATTGCAGTAGGTTTAGAACTATTTAAAATATATAAACTTTTATCTAATTTAACACCTCTATTACCTACTTCTTTATCTCTTTTTTTTCTTATGAAAGGTTTAGATAATTTATCTACTACCCTTTGCGCATATTCCTTCCCTTTTTCACTATAGTAAAATACTTCTGTTCCAAAGGCTCCTACACCACTTGAATTTAAATGCAACTCTATAAGTAAGTCATATCCTCTACTATTAACTTTAGGTATTTTGTAAGATTTTTCCTCACTCTTAGTTTTAAACTGCTTTTCGGGGCATATTATTACATCTGCCTTATGACCTTCTTTTCTAAAAGTATCTGCTAATACTGGTGCAAGAGATTTATTGTATTGATATTCGTTAACTACTCCATTAGCAGAAGTACATGCCCCGCTTTTTAAAATGCTGTGTCCTACTGTTATACATATTTTCATTATTTACCACCTCCTTTAACATTTAATTCATCTGTCATAGTATCTAATAAACTACCGATTTTTTCTTTTAATCGTTTAGGCACTGGTAATCCACACAAATACATGTTTTTTAATATACTTACACTTTCATATAGAATAAATAAAATAGAGAAAAATTCAGATATTCCAAGATGATTTAATCGCAAAAAATCAACCCAATCTTGTGGTAACATAAATAAAAAGTTAAACTTTGTTAGAATGTCAACTACTGCTAGAAAAAATACACATGCTATCATTGCAACTTTTCTTATTCCTCCATTTATTCCAAAGCTCGAATTAAACTGATGTGTTTTTATCGCTCTTAAGCATCCTAGCAGTGTATCAAATGCTATTGCTAATATTACTAATTTTATAAATATATTTGTTGCTAAAAAAACTATTGTTACGTTCATATTTCCTCCTTATTTTGCATTAAAATAAGACTTAGAAATTATCTAAGTCTATAAAAAAAGAACCTACTACACTGTTGGTTCTACTGGTGTTTCTTCTTTATTTAATAAACCTGTTAACTCTAAATATTGTTCTTCTGTAATCCTATTCACTGCATAGAATACATCCATCTTATGTTGTAAATCCTCCTTAGTGCTATAGTTCTTTTGTTCTATCATTAATTTTAATAAGTTATACATATCATTTCCTCCTATAAATTATTGTTTAATTTTATATTTTCTACTTCAAAGGCTGTATTTACTATCTCAGAATCTCTATTTTTATTTTCTTCTTTTAACAGATTTAATTCTTTTTCTAATGCTTGTAATCTCTTTTGTTCATCTGTCAAAACAATCTCTATATTTTTTATGTTTAGTTCTTTTGTAACTGGATTTATAGACTCTATATACTGTTTACTATAGTCTATACTTCCATATTCAACATCTAAGTAATGTAATTCTGTTATTGTATCATGTTCTAATACGTCACCTGTTGTTTCACCTGTTTGGAATATTATTTTTCCATCTTGATTATAAATTACTCTATTTCCTCTATCCATTCTATCACCTCATATTATTAATTATTTAAAAGCTCTATGTCTAACGCATACCATCTAAAAGTGCTAGTATAAAAACTAATAGGAAATTTAATTCCAGCACTTAAATCACTGATACCTATTTCAATATTAAAACTATCGGCAGTAATATCTCTAACATTAGCAGTCCCAACAATACGAGTATATGAACCATTATCATATTTAAGATTTCGATCTCTACCACTCATACAAGGATAAGCGTGAAGATACTTAAAAGGTTGAGAAGTATCTCTAAAAGAAATATAACTAATTATAATAGTTTTTGGTACAAAGTTTAATTTAGTAGGAACAATTAAAGAATTTTGAGAACCATCTGGTGGAGTATAAGTGCCAGTCGCATATTTAATTCGTTGACTTAATTGATTAGTTAATTCTGTTATCCTATTTTGCAACTCCTCAACACTAGCATCTGAACTATCAAAAGAAGTTTTAATTTTCTCTGATAACTCTACTAGCGTATTATTTAAACTTGCTTCTATGTTCTTTAATGCTAAAGTATTTATAATACTTGTTTTGCCACTTTTGAATGTATCTTTAATTTCTATCCATTTATTTGTAACTTCATCTGTTGTAGAACCACTTGGAAGGGGTGCAATTCCTCTGCTTACGCTTACAACTTTTTCTACTGTAGCATTGGCACTGTCTGTAACAACTATTTTAAGAGTATGCAGTGCATTATCTTCTAATGTATAGTTAATTGTCTTTTCAAGAGTTAAATCGGTTGTTATAGTTTCTTTTAATACATCATCTATAAAATATTCTATTTTAGTTAACAATGTAGGGTCTGTGTGGTCAGCTTTAAATGTTGCTGTGCTTGAGTTATATGAGGATATGTTCAAAAATGGTAATGCTTGTAGTAATGTTATTTTAGCATAACCATGAGCATTACTAGTATTATCACCTGCGATACTATTAACATTTTCTAACCAATATTCAGATGTAGGTATATATCCTTTTGGTTTATAACTATCTTTAGTTAAAACATATCCGCTTCCACCTCCACCTACGCCACTAGTAGAAGCTCCAGCACCACCATACCAACCACCACCGCCAGCACAAACATTACCAATACCACCTTTTCCAAATGAACCATTGCCATTAC